ATATACAACGAAGAAAGGGAGAAATCATTTAAACTAGCAGATTGTATAGATGCTACGGACACACCTTTTACGGTAAACTCTTTCATTACATTTGCGAGGGAAAATCTGGGTTTTAATACAGCCTCGGGAAGTAGCGAGGTAGTTTGGGGGACTATAACAGGAGATATAACTACCCAAACAGATTTAGAACCTTATTTGAAGTTTGTAGACGGCACAGACCCAAACGATGCGGTATATATAAGCCCAAGTGCTTTAGGTAACGTGGGTATAGAAACAGTATCACCTGATGCTAAATTTGAAGTTGTAAACGCCGATATTACAAAAGACCATTTTTATATATCAACAGCAGATGGTAATGATGGAAATGTAGTTAAAATTGGACAAAGTGAGATTAAATTTAACTTTTCAACACCAGGGATAAACACAATATCTTTATCAGGGAGCGCAACAGGTCAAGACTCAGTTAATATAGGTTATGTGGGCTTTGCAACAGCAATAAGGAGTATTAACATAGGTAGGAGCGGAGAAGCAAGAAACTCAAAAAGTATAAACATAGGTGCAGATGGCAATTCAAAAGGAGATGAAGCTATAAATATAGGTTATGGAGGTGATTCTTTAGGTACATCATCAGTTAATATAGGTTCATTTGGTAAGGCTAATAATCAAAGATGTATTAATATCGGTAGGTCAGGTGAAGTAAATGGCGATTTTGCAATTAATATAGGGGATTCAGGCGACACAGACCAAGTATACGGTATTAATATAGGTAATGCTGGTATTTCAAGGTCAAGGCAAGAGGTAAATATAGGTTCATTTGGTACAGATTATACGCCAGTAAGCGCAGGAACTTTTGATATATTGGATAGGTTATTCAATATAAGTTCAGGGACAAGCACAATTTCAAGAGCAGACGCTTTCACTATTTTAAAAAGTGGTAAAACTGGCATAGGTTATTCTAATTTTGAAACAACGACTGATAAAGCATTTTTACAAGTAAATGGTGGTGCTAAATTTGAAAGTACAACGCAAGGTATTGTATTTCCTAATATGACAGAAGCGCAAAAAAATGCAATTGCAAGTCCGAATAATGGAGAAATGATTATTCAGACTGATGTAACACAAGGGTTATATAGATTTCAAACAGGAACAGGGTGGGTGTTCATAGGGTAGTAATAAGTTAAAAATTATAGAAAATGATAAACACAAACAGAAAAGTAAAGTATGATGCACGTGCTTTAAGTGAGGATATAGTATATATTAAAATGGGTTATCCTATATTTATACAGGATTCAACAGACTATTTAATACCTATATTTGATTATATATTAGATAACGGTGTTGAGATAATTATTCATAAAAAACAAGTAAAAATAAATGCTGATATTTTTGATACTTTGCAAAATAATATTATACAAGGTTATGGAATAACAGGAAACAGTATCGAAAAGCAAACTAAGGCACGACCTTACGCTTTACTTGAATTTGTAAAGAATGATTATATCAGAGATACAGACAAATTGATTTACGGTACTTTACCTGAAGATTGGGTAATAACTCAATAGTACTAAGTACAACTTATTAAAATTAAATAAAATGAAGAATACAGATATTAGAAAAATCTCTGTTGGTAAAGAGTACCCTGATGGGGCTATTCATTACCAAGTAGGGAAAACAATTAGATTACAAAATATACCTTATATAGTCCATTCAATACTTGTAAATACCGATTTACGAGTATTAGGTGTTACAGCCTACGATATTTTCTTAGCAAACGAAGAAGGAAAGGTGTTATGGAAAACCATCCAAAATATGCCTGTTATAGTAGAAAATAACATTAATTTTGAATAATGAGGTCTATAAATTATGTTATTGTAGAACTAACAGATGCTTACGAAAATGAAGTAGAGTTATCAGATAACAAATCAGTAATTGTTAATTCTACAATAGAAAACGTAGAGTATGTCAATCGTATAGCTAAAGTTATAACAGCCCCTAAGTTCACGATATTAAAAGAGGGGGATAGTGTCATAGTACATCATAACATATTCAGACTTCGTAATGGTATTAAGGGGGAGAGATTAGAAAGTAATTTTTTTATAGAAGATAACAAATACTTTGTTCCTTTAACAGAAGTCTTTATGTATAAAAGAAATGGTGAATGGGAAGCAATTGACCCGTACTGCTTCATCAAACCTATAAGTAAAGAAAAGAAAGAGGGTTTTGACCTAAGTATTAACGAAGATACTTATAAAGGTAGGATACACCAACACGGAACAGTAAAATACCCTAATACAGAATTAAGAGAACAAGGTGTTAAAGAGGGAGATAGAGTGTTTTTCTCTAAGAATAGTGAGTACGAGTTTAATATTGATGGTGAACTTTACTACAAGATGTCAACTAAAGATGTGTTATTGGTCAAATGAAAGGATTATCAACAGAAATAAAAGTAGCTTTAAATGTCATAATAGAAGGACTTGATTACAATTTCTTAGAGGGTAGCGCATTAGTAGACATTGAACCAGAGAGAATGAAGTCGATAGCCAAGTCTAAGTTATCTTCTTTATCAGGTGCTAAAAAGATAATTAACAGTTGGATTGAGTCACCAAACAGACCTTCAGATAAGATAATTAAAGATTACATTGAGCAAATAGTCAAAGCTACGGATTCATCTTTAAAGATGTTAAGGAAAGCATTGAGTACCAAGATAGACTTTGATGAATTAGAAGCACATAAACACGATGCTGCTTTATCAGCCAAACCTATTATTTTAGAGTCTATTTTAGATATTGATAAAGAAGCTAAGGAACTAAGAGATAAGTTAGAAAACAACGACTTGTCTTTTTCTGAGAGAGAATTTTCACTAGGTTATCCTGAAAGGTTTGCTAAAGGTGAAATAATAGATAGGTCGAAGTACTACAAAAAGAGAATTGATGAAGAAGGTGGTATAAGAATAGACCCTTTATCAACAAAAGGTCAGAAGATAGTAATAGATGATTTACCAATAGTACTACCAAGACAACCTGCTAAAAAGGACATATTGTTCCACGATTTACCAAAGAAAGAACAATATTGGAGGAGACCAGAAATACCTAATATTACACTTAATAATATTCATCAATACGAAGATTTCATAAAAGAGGAGTTTCGTAGGAGAATGGAAGGTATTTGGTTTTATAATAATGGTAAAGCAACTTATATTACAGGACATCACTATTTCGGTTTAACGTATGGTAAGATGTTAGACTCTGGTGGCTTTATGGATTATAGGGAAGCACAAAGAGATTTATTCTATTTTATGGAGGCTTGTCTAGTTGACAACAGATGTCTAGGTATGCTTTTTGGTAAATCAAGACGTACAGGTTTTACCTATTGTGCGATATGTGCTAAACTCAACAGAGCTACTTCTACAAAGAATACTAAGCACGGACTGATGAGTAAGTCAGGGACAGATGGTCAAGAAGCATTTGCTAAAGAGTCTTATATGTTCTTGAATTTACCTTTTTGGTTTAGACCTATTGTAAGGGGTAAACTAGATTCACCTAAAGAGTTATATTTTGGTTCACCTGCTGATAACAGCAAGGCAACTAAGAAAACTAAGAAATTAAATCTTTCTGATTACTTAAATACGAGTATGGATTGGCGTAATACTAAGAACGGTAGTTATGATTCAATAAAACTTGATACCTATATTTTTGATGAATGCCTAAGTCCCTCAGAAACAGTACTTTGTGGGGATTTGGTATTTAGAGAGGTTAAGGATTTAAAAGTTGGAGATATGTTGATGGGTATAGACGGTAAACCTGTAAGAATAGGTAGGATAAGAAAAGGACAGGATGATATGTATAAGGTAGTTCAATCAAGAGGTAGGGACTATGTGGTTAACAGTGCTCATAGGTTGTTATTTGACCAACAGTACGGAGAGGACAGAAAGAAAATTAGGGAGGTAATAATGACACCTCCTGAATACATGAAGCTATCAAAAACAGCTAAAAAACTTACTCGTAGAAAGACATTAAGTGCTTTAGAGTTTGAGGATAAAGCCTTACCCGTTGAACCTTACATGTTAGGAGTATGGTTAGGTGATGGTTCAAGTAATGCTCCTGTAATAGCAGTAAATAAAAATACTGATGGTGAGTTATATGATTACGTATATAATTTCGCAAGTAGAGGTAATTTTAAAGTAAAAGAAGATAATAGGCAAGAGAATTGTGCAAAACTTTATATTTCTGATAGAGGGTCAGGTTACAAAAGTAGATTTATAGGGGCATTAAGAGAGTTGGGTGTTTGGGGTAATAAACACATACCTAGAATATGTTATCATTCTTCTTTGAATCAAAGGTTGGAACTCCTAGCAGGTTTAATAGATACAGATGGAACAAAAATCCACGGTTCTAATGTTTATAGAATAAATATGTCAAGAAAAAATCTTGTTGAAGATATTTACAATATAGCTAACTTATGTGGTTTAGACACAAGTAATGTTAAAGAGTACGAAGCTCAAAGGAGAGGTAAGAAATTAAAGGGTTACTCAGTTGCTATATCTGATAAGAAAGGAATAATACCTACAAAGATAAAGAGGAAGCAGGTTAATAAAATTGTGAATGAGATAGGTAGAATGAATGTGATTAAAGATATACATTATGTAGGTAGGGGGGATTATGTAGGAATAACACTAGATACAGATGAAGAAAGGTTAAGGACTTTAGTATTAAAGGATTACACGCTGACGAAAAATTGTTTTAAGATTGAATCTCCTAATGACGTAATTGTACACCTTAGTATGGTTGCACCAACAATGATGCCAGCAGGTAGAGTAGTAGGAAAGATGTTAGCAGGTTCTACAATGGGTATCCACTCTAAAGGTGGAGCACAAGGGGTAGAATTGATAAAGGGTTCAAAAGTATCAGAAAGAGACCCTGCTACAGAAAAGACGCCAACAGGTTTATATTTTCATTTCCTACCTGCTCAAAACAATATGGAAGAGTTTACTGACAGATACGGTAAATGTTGGACTACAAAACCAGAGGAAGATACGTATAACGTTTTAGGAGAACTTATTACTAGAGGTTCGGTAGAATACTTGTTAGCAATTGAGGAACAGAAAAAAAGACAAAGTGATAAGGCTTATAACGAACAAATACGTACTTACCCAAGGACAGTAGAACATATGATGAGGGATGAATCTTCAGAATGTGTTTTCAATATGGAGAAGTTGTATGAACAATTAGAATACAACAGTACTTTAACAGAAGAAAATAAGTACACAACAGGTAACTTTGAATGGAAAGACGGAATAATTGATTCAGACGTAGAATTTTATCCCAACCCTAATGGTAGGTTTAAAGTAGCGTGGATGCCTTCAGCAGTTGATAACACGTTACACTTAAAAAACAGAGTTAAAAAGGTGAATAACAAGTACTTCCCTCTTAATACCAACGTAGCGAGATTTGGAGCTGACCCCTTTTCATACAAGTCAACACACGGGAAAGGTTCAAAAGGAGGTGTACACGGAAAAACCGTAACTTTGCCTGACGGAGGAGCACCCTCTAATAAGTTCATTGTTGAGTATATTGCTAGACCATCTGACGAAACAATATTTTTTGAAGATGTTATAAAATGTATTAGATTTTATGGTTCACCAATACTAATTGAAAGTAATAGGAAAGACCTTTTAAGACATATGTATAACAGAGGGTACAGAGGTTTTGCAATGGATAGGTTAGATAGACCTAAAGCTAAACTTAATGCTGACGAGAAGAAATATGGAGGACAAATGATGTCTGGACAGGATATAATAGATTCTCATATGGGGGCGATAGGAACGTGGGTTCAGAATTATGTAGGTGTGTACAATGATGAAGTTAAGAAACTAAGGGGATTAGGAGAAATAGGTGATATGCCTTTTGATGAAACCCTTAAAGATTGGTTAGCATTTGACCCAGACAACAGAACAGAATATGATGCTACAATATCTAGTGGGTTAGCAATAATGGCTTGTCAGGAAGATAAGTATAGAGGTAACACAACAGCAAAGAAAAAGGTAGACATATCTAAGTTGCTAAAAAAGTTCGACAATAAAGGTAATTATAGTCAAAGAGTATAAACTATGTTTAATAAGAAAGATATTTTTTCATTCCAAGGTTTACCAGACCCTCTTGCTTCAGATGAAGATAAAGCGAAAGAGGAGTATGGTTTACAAATGGGTAAGTATATAGAATATGAATGGTTCTATCGACCTGAGAATACAGCAGGTACGAGGTGTGCTTACTATGATAAAAGAGACAGGTATCACAAATTGAGACTCTATGCTCGTGGTGAACAAAGTGCAAAGTTGTATAAAGACTTGTTGAATGGTGGTGAAGATAGTTCTTATATAAATTATGATTGGAGACCTATCCAAGTAATACCAAAATTTGTAAAGTTAATAGTTAATCAAATGACTGAAAGGTTGTTTGATATAAAAGCAGAAGCGACAGATAAGTTTTCAACAGATTTAAAAGACAAACACAAGAAAAATCTCGAAGATTTAATATATGCTCAACCTGCTATGAAAGCAGCCCAAGAGGAATTAGGAGTTAATTTACAACCTGATAATATGGGAGATTACCCTCAAACACAAGAGGAGATTGACTTGTATATGAAGTTGAAGTACAAACCTGCTATCGAGATTGCTACAGAAGAAGCTATTAAATTTACACTAGACTTTAATGATTTTGATGAAATTCAAAATAAGGTGATAGAGGATGTAACTACTATTGGGTTAGCTATGATAAAACATAACACAGATTTATCTAAAGGGATAACCGTAGAATATGTAGACCCAGCCGATACTGTATATTCATACCCATTACACAGAAACTTTAAAGACGTTCATTACTACGGTGAAGTTAAGAGAATGACTGTGATGGAGTTAATGAGGATTTCTAACAATAAGTTTACAAAGGATGAGATAAGAGAGATAGCTAAGGCAACTTCTGAGTGGACTAATTACCACAGTTTTGATTCAAACGAACAATCGTATAGAGAAGATGACTTAACAGGTTTTATGATAGACGTACTATTCTTTAATTTTAAGAACACCAACACTGTATCATATAAAAAGAAGTATATGAAAAATGGTGGTTTTAAAATGACTAAGAAACAAAGTACTTTTGATAAACCTAACAAAGATTATAACGGATATGATGTAGCTAAGAAAAAGATTGATGTTTGGTATGAAGGTGCTTTAATACTAGGCACGAATAAAATCTTTAATTATAAGTTATGTGAGAATATGATAAGGAGAGACGGTTACTTAAACAAAACATCTCCTAATTATTTAGTATATGCACCAGAGATTTATCAAAATAGAACTAGAAGTTTAGTAGAAAGGATTATCCCTTATGTTGACCAAATGCAACAGATTCATATTAAACTACAACAACTGATAGCGAAAGCAAGACCGAATGGTATTTACATTGATGTAGCAGGTTTAAATGAAATAAATATTGGGGATGGTAATGTCCTAACACCTTTAGAAGCTGTTAAAATATATGATGAAACTGGTAACGTTTTAGGTTCTTCTTTAACACAAGAGGGTGATTTCAACTATGGTAGAGAACCTATTAGGGAGTTGAAGAATGGTGTAATAGATGGTTTAGATAGATTGATTGGAGCATACAATCATTACTTAAATCTACTACGTGATGCTATCGGTGTACCACAAGGTGCTGACGCAAGTATGCCACATCCAGATACTTTGGTAGGTGTACAACAACAAGTAGCTTTAAATTCAAATACTGCTACTCGACATATCTTAGACTCAGCTTTAAATATAACAGAGAGGTTAGGGGAGAGCTTAGCTTTAAGGTTAAAAGATATTTTCCTATACTCTAACTTGAAAAAGGCTTACATCAACGCAATAGGTAAAACAAACGTTGAGATATTAAAAGCAATCAAGAATTATCATTTACACGACTTAGGTATCAATATTGAATTGAAACCAGATGTTCAAGAGAAACAATACTTAGAAGCAAATATTAATCAAGCCTTAGCTAAAGATTTAATATCGTTAGACGATGCTATTGACATACGTAATATTAGTAACATAAAACTTGCTAACGAATTACTAAAAACTCGAAGAGTTAGGAGAAATAAAGAGAAGATAGAACACGAGAAGTCAATGGAAGAAATGAGGGCGCAAACAGCAGAGAGAGCTACGATGGCATCTGCACAAGCCGAATCTCAAAAAATACAAGTGAAAACACAATCCGAGTTAGCGATTGTTCAAGCAAAATCACAAGCTAAGATGGTTGAGTTAGAGAAAGAGGCAGAGGTTAAATCCTTATTAATGGAGAAAGAGTTTAACTTTAATATGATGTTACAAGGGCAGATGAATCAGTCTAACATAAGTAAAGAGAAATATAAAGAAGACCGTAAGGATAAAAGACAGGATAGGAATAATTCACAGGCTTCAAAACTTATAGAGCAGAGAAATTTTAATCAACCTGCTAAGAGTTTTGAATCATCTGAAGATAACATATCTGGTTCTGTGGAACTTGGAGAATTAGAACCAAGTTAGAAAAAACGACCATACGTAATTTTTTCTATATTTGCAATATTAATAATAAAATATATTTAGATGTCTTTAAAAGTAAGATTTGGTGGTGGGGATAACTCTAATAGTGATACAGACTTTTCACATTTAGAAAACAACCCTAACTACAAACCAGAAGAAACACAAGAACAGACCGAAATAGTAGAACCGACAGGGGAAGAACAAACAATTACTGAACCTGAAAGTCAAGAAGATATAAACACTGCTGACACCCCTACTACAGTAGAAGGTAAAGCAGAAAGTTCTTTGAATGATGAATCAGCACAACCTGATGTTCCAATAGAGCAACCAGAGATTCAACCTAACGAACCCTCAGAATTATCTGATGACGTATTATTTAAACACCTAAGCGAGAAGTTGGGTAGAGAAGTAAGTAGTCTTGATGATTTAAAACAGAAGGAAGAAATAGAGATTGATTCGCAAATTAAAGCTCTGAATGAATGGAAGCAAAAGACAGGTAGACCTATCGAAGATTTCTTTAAGTTTCAAAAAGATTTTTCAGAGGTTAGTGATTTAGATATTGCAAGAGAGTTCCTGCAAATAGAATATCCGACACTAACTAAAGAAGAAGTTAATTTAGAATTAGAACTGAAGTTTAAAGAGGGCGAAGATGATTTAGATACTGATATAGCAAGAAAGAAACTTGAATTGAAGAAGTATGCTTCTAAAGGTAGAAACGTACTTAATGAACTAAAAGGAGATTTGGGAGAACCGTCTTCATTTAGTTTAACACCAGAGATTCAAGAGCAAGTAAACTTTGCTAAAGAGGTACAACAACAAATCGAAGCTAATAAAGGTTTACAAGAGGCTTATTATCAAGGTATATCTGAAGCTGCTATTAAAGCTGAAACACTACCTTTAAAATTATCTGATGATTTTAGTATTGATTTTAAAATAAATGAGGAGGATAGAAAAACAATCCCTTCGTTTATAAATGAAATGCCACATTGGAGAAAAGAGGATGGTAGTTGGAATCACGAAGCAGTTGTACAAGACTCTATCAAAATTAAACATTTTGATAAGATGGTACAATTAGCTTATGAACAAGGCTTGAACGCAGGTAAAGACGAGTTGATTAAGGAAACAAAGAATACGACATTTGGAAATAGTAATTCACAAAGTAGTCAACAAGGACAAGGGAAGAAGAAACCTGTTTACGAGAATTTTAAGTTATCAGGTCAATTACCTTCTCTAAAATTTTAACAAACAATTAAAAATAATTAATAATGGCTTTACAAGCAACTCCAACTTATAGTGTTAATCCTTCGAGTAAGAAAGTACCACTAAAGACAAATTATATATCGTTATTTGATTACTCTAATCAATACGATGCAGAAACACACGAAAAGATTGCGAAAATTTATGGTTCTCAATCTATTTCGGGAATGTTGTATATGTTAGGTTCAGAAAGTTCTATGGCTTCTGACAAATATATATGGACAGAAGAAGGTCGATTACACACTGTTTACACAGATGTAACACGAGCAGGTAACGTATTTACAAAAAACAATCACGTATTTAGAGTAGGTGAGACAGTTCACTTATCTGGAACAGGTGCTGCGGCAACTGTCAAAAGACGTGGTGTTATTTCAGCAGTAGATGCTAATACGTTCACAGTAGAGGCTTATAAGAACTCAGGTTTTGCAACTTTAGGTGCTACTGGTATTGTGGCGTTTGTTGATGGTTCAGAATTTGCTAAAGGTACTAATGGTATGAAAGGTAGTTTATCTACAGATTTCACAATCTTAGATAACAAACCAATCATCGAAAAAGATAACTTTGAGGTTAACGGTTCAGACACTGCTCAAATCTCTTGGGTACAGACTGATGACGGTGGTTACTTATGGTTCTTACAAGACCAAATTGACACAAGACGTAGATGGGAAGACCGTATGGAACTTTCTATGTTAAATGGTGAAAGTGCAGAAGCAGGTTCAGATGCAGAAGCAAATGGTACTACTGGTACAGAAGGTTTATTTGAAGCAATCAGAACAAGAGGTAATGCTTTCCAAGGTATTGCTGACGACATTACTGATTGGGATGATATTCTAAAACGTTTTGATGCACAAGGTAAGATTCAAGATTATATGTTCTATGTAGATAGAGACCAATCTTTAGCAATCGACAATATGCTTGGTACATTAAACGCAGGTTATGACGGAGGTATTTCTTACGGTGTTTTCAAGAACGATAAGGATATGGCAGTAAACCTTGGGTTTAAAGGGTTTACAAGAGGTACTTACAACTTCTTCAAATCTGACTCTAAATTGTTCAATGACCCTACTACTTTAGGGGCTGTTGCACCAGAGTCTAAGATTAGAGGTGTACTTATCCCTGTGGGAACTAAGGAAGTTTACGAAGGTGAATATAATGGTAATGGAGCAGGTAGCAAGATAACTACTCCATTCTTACAATGTATGTATCGTGCGTCAAGTGTTGAAAACCGTAAGTACAAGAACTGGTTAACTGGTTCAGTATTTGGTGTAGCAACTGACGACCAAGACGTAATGAGAGAACATCACTTATCAGAAAGAATGTTAAACACTGTAGGTGCTAACAACTTTATGATTTTTGAAGGTCAAGAATAGAAACAACAAGGGGGTTGAAAAACACCCCCTTTTTATTTTATAAATTTAAATATTATTATCAATGGGAAAAACAAGTGTAAAAACTTATAGACTTACCGACAACCGTTCAGGGGAGTCGTTTATGTTAAAGACAGGTAAAAAGGGTAATTTAACTGTGTTTGACGAAGAATTTAAAAGAGAAGATGGAGGTAAAGGAGCAAGGAGAGCAATTCGACATTGCCCTAATCAGAAATCTATTTTTATGGATGAACAAGACAAACATTCTTTGGTTCAGCCTATCATCTTTATAAATGGTTACTTAGATGTACCAAACAATCAACCTATAACACAAGCATTTTTAGATGCACACCCTTCAAACACTGCTAACAATGGTGGTTGGTTTGAACACGTTAACGAAGAACAAGAGGCTAAAGAAGCTATCGAAGACGAAGAATTGAGAATGGATGTGATGTATGCTGTAAGACAAACTGCTAAAAAGAAAGATGGTATTCATCCTCTAAGAGCAGTAGTTACTGTATTGACAGGTTCTTATCAAGATACTATCGCTATGGGAGTAGAGGAGTTAAAGAACATCTTATACAACGAAATAGAAGCAGACATATCAAGGTTTGTTGACGAGAACAACAACGTTACAATCTTTGATGATGATAACGTAACTCGTAAGTATATCATACTGAGAGCAATCAGAGAGGGTATTATCAAAAAGAGTGCTGACGGAAAATCTATATTGTGGAGTAAAGGAAGTAAAGTAATTGCTACAGCACCTAAGAGTGTTGATACAATCCAATACTTTGCTGACTACCTAACCACAGAGGATGGAATACTAGTAGCTGAGGAAATAGCTAAGAGAAGTTAAAGTTTATTTTTCAAAAGGAAATCGAAAAACGCATAGCCTAGAAGTTATGCGTTTTTTGCGTTATAAATATATTTCTTATCTTTGTGGTTATATAAAATAAGACCTAATGATAGACACAATTTATAAAGTATTATTAACAATCATAAATAAAGAAAATCAAGGTTATATAACACCCACTGAATTTAATTTATTAGCTAATAATACACAACAAGAGATATTTAGAGGTTATTTTGAAGATGAGAATAGGGATAAGATTAAGCAAAATAGAGGTTTCGTAAGCAATGGTTATGGTAACTTAGGTTTTAATGAACGTCAGAGAATAGACCAATTTGCTGAAGTCGCAACTATAACAAAAACAACTAACTTCGTATTACCAGAAGATTTATACTTTATAGAGGATGATGGGATAACATCAACAGGGTCGTCAGCAACAAGCCCTTTACTTAACAAAGTGATAGAAGAGGTTGAGAGGAGACAGTTTGGTTATTTATCACAAACAGAGGCTTCTCCTACAGAACAATTCCCTGTTTACGAAAGATACTCTGATAATATAGTAATACTACCAAGTACAATTAATGAAATCTCGTTAAGATATTTAAGAACACCTAAAGCACCAAATTGGACTTACTTTGAACTAAGTAATGGTGAACCTATGTTCAACCCTGCTAACCCAAGTTATCAAGACTTTGAGTTACACGAATCAGAGTTTTCAAATATCGTTCTTAGGATGCTTTCTCACTTCGGGTTAAACCTAAGAGAGTCCGAGGTTATTCAAGTGGCAGAAACATTAAAAGACAAACTAAATATAAAAGATAACGGATAATGGCATCAATAGACTATTACGAAGATTCCTCACAATGGGGTCAACACCAATACATCACGTTAGAAGAACTTATAAATAACTT